TCTTTCTAAAGTTTTATCAGGAGTTAGCAATTGTTTTACAGAATTTGAATCGGCAAGTTTTGATGTTTTTAAACTAGCTACCTCTGACGAAATTTTGCTCTTAGCGGATTCAGCTTCACCAACCAGAGACTCCTTTTTTTCGTTTGCTGCCTTTAATATATTGTCAGAACCAGCAAATTTTACGCCCTCTTTAACAAGACTTTGTTTAAAGTCGGCTGATCCAAAACTTGAAAGAATTAAATCTTCTGGAGAAGTCACTTTTTCAATGGTCGACTTTTGAGAAGTTTCTTTGGTTGAGCTAAGTTCTTTTAAAAGAGTCGATCCATCCTTTATGATTGAATTAGTTGACTTTTGTGAGACGTCCGTTGTCTTACTCGCGGAGTTAGTACTTTCCGATAAGACCTTAGTTATCTCCTTTTCCGTAGCAGTAGCAATTGATTCGCCTATTTTGTTAACTGTATTCGAGGTAATATTCGTTGTCGTGATTGGTGAAACTGCTGCTTGTGCAACATTACCTGAAGTTGCAACGGTTGCTGCTAATGGAGCAGCCCTTTCGATCGGAACTGTCACAATCTTAACGGTTTCGACTGGTTCGGACTTGATTGGAACTGTCACAATCTTAACAGTCTCTGCCTGCTCAGGCTTAACTGTCGGAATTGGCGTAGATCTAACTTCGGACTCAGCTGATTTGGCCCCAGCCAGTTTAGGGACCTCAACTGAATTTTCAATTGGTAAAGATTTTAAGTTAGTTGAAGATTCGCTAACGCTAGATTTAGCAGTTTCACTAGATAAAACAGTTTCTTCAGTTGGAATATTCTTGGGGGTTGCTAGTTTGTTAATCTCATTTTCTAAAATAGAAGCCGGTGTCAATGAATTTATATCGGATGATATAAGGCTTCCTGATTGAGGCAAGTCCGGCAGTAGTGTAATTTCTCCTTGCTTTAACTGTTTAACGCTTGGTAAAATTACTCCATCTATTTTTAAGTCAGACAGCTTACTCTTTATTTCATCGATCGCTGTTTGGTGCATTATTTTCAAACTACCTTCATCAGCTCCAGCTGATGCGACCATTATTCCGTTACTGATATTCGTAACTCTAATATCTAGCCTAGTTATTCCAGCTTCGGTAAACAGAGACGCAGTCGTTAAGTAGTTCTGATTATATTTCACTTAGTTAAGTTCTTTTGGTTATTTATTAAAAAACAAAGGACCTGAGCAAATTATGCTTCAAGTCCAGTTTGAATTTCGAATACTTCTTGAGTATTTGCGCCAGATTCATCTATTAAGAATTTGACATAACTTAGGTACTCATAGAAAGGTAATCCATACAGTTCGGTTATTGATTGGTGCAGCTTCACTGCCAGGAGACGATTCGTCTCAAATAAGTTGGTCAAGTCTACCTGAAATAAGGAAAAGATCTTTGACAGTGAAGCTGTTTGACGAAAAAATTGATGACGTCAATTTTGCTCCACACTTAGGGCACTGTGCAGTCATTGAGTTATCTCTTGATGCCTGTACCTGATCAACAAATTTGGTAATGAATGTGAACTTATTAATATGCCAACCTAACGTTTCGGACTGCAGTGCTGCATATTCTTGCTGACCAAACTTGGTCCAATCTTGAATGATGTACGGTGCAATTTTTATGAAAGACTTATCAATCTGTCGGTTTAGAGTCTTTGCTTCTGCAATTCTTTTACGCAATCTTTCAATTACTCCAATTGTTGGCATGTACAAATAGAATGTTTCATTTAGCTTTTGAGAAACTACTTCAAAGCAGCGATACTCAGCCGAATACCATGGCTCAAGTTCAGATGGAAATTCAAAAAATTGAAGCATTCCGCTCTTAACCTTGACATCGTCGTTGAACTTACCGTCTTCTGAACAAGTTTCAGCACATTGTAGCTTAACAAAAAGTTCGTTCTGGCCGTCTGGGAAACTTATTTCGTGAATTAAAAAGATCACGTATAGTCTATCGATCTCTAAAATGTCTCTCCAACTTAACCAGGACTGGCCGCCTTTAATTTTAAATCGAGTACACTTTTCAATTATGAAATTTAACTTATCATCTATGTCAAGAACATCGTCCTCATCAATTGTTGACCAGTGACGTATTTCGGAAACGGCTGCAGCTCTAATTGTTAATTCTGAACCTTCTGCGTAAAATAATCCACCTGACGGTAAATTCTCAAGAGGCACATTCTTCCAGTATCCATCATTTGCACCGGAAATCGAAGACTCTTCTGCGATTTGGACTGACCGTGCGGTTCCTAAATTAGTTTTAGGTAATGGTGGCTTAGCCTCAACTGGTTTATCTGTATCGTTTAAATTTTTGCCGTACTTTGAATCTTCTTGCTCGAGAAATGAAGATATTTCTTCTTCTCCGCCAAGATCCTTCTCTTGTTCTATTGCCATATATGTTTGTTCTTTTAAGATTATATCACGAAATCCAGGAAGGTTTTCGCTACATGGGAAGTAGACTCAGTAAGACGAGTCAGTGTTTCAGGGTAAACTTCAACCAGCTTCATTGATTTTGGATCTCTAATGAAAGCTCGGATTGTCTGGTTGGGCTTATCAATTTTAAAACTTGCGAATTTACCTATGACCGATTCACCTTCTCCCTTTTTACCTTTGAATGGAGAATTAACAGTGATTCCACTTATTCTGGAACCAGCTTTAAATGCCTGGTTTAAGTGCTTGATTTCTCTATCGAAATCATCGATATTAACAGTTTGCGCTCTAGAAAGATCAGATAACGGAAGTACCTTAATCGCGATACCGCCTGAGAAATTACTCCTGGACGCAACAAAGTTAAAATCGCTCTTTCCGTAGAAAGGCAATCCCTTTAGCGCCTGCTGTCTTTGTCCAAATGTAAGTACTGGTCCCATTATCTACTAAATGTTGTTGGAATACCTAATAGAACGACTGTTACTCCAGCACCAACCGTTATCTTTGAAATAACTGCATAGAACGTTTCACCTGCATTAATTCTAATGCTTACGCCAGCCCCAGAGGTTCCCTGATCAGCAGTCTTAACTGCCGTAACTGTAATAGCTGATCCGCTTGGGTTATGAACACCGTACCAAGTGTCAGTGTAGTAACCTATACCGGTATCGTTGGCACTGTTTAGTCCACGGTTAGATTCATTTACGAAAGTTGGCGTGTAATCGAGTGAATTATTTGCGTCAGTGTGAGTTTTTAAAAGTTTTGCAACTATTGTATGATTCATTTCTTTTTAAATTTTTTAGCAAGCACAGTTGTTTGGATCCGGATTGCCCTTTACATAGATTACCATACCTCGAACCTTAACACTAAAATTAGGATTTGGGTTGTATATCTCTATCTTATTTATTAGCTTATTGGCATTACGCGTCATCGGATTACCTAAGTGAGAAAAGAAATTGCTTACTGGGTGAGTTGATTCGTTTAGGTCTTGATCAACCAGCTTGATTTCGCATGATTGGTCTTCTGGTAAAACGTCTACACCATTCTTATCTAGTACAGGATAATCGATGTACACGATACAGCCTCTAACGTAATTACGGTCAGCTGGTAGAATGAAATAGTATGGGGTTGACGATGGGCTAGATGAAGGCGAAGACGAAGGTCCAGTGTATCCAGCTGGAATCATGTACTCGGTACCTGCACCTAATGGATAGTATACGGATGCGCCAGATGGGCTGCTTGATAAAATATCTTCTAATGAGTTATCGTACACAGATAGTCTCTCTTCTGCACAAACTTCAAAATCGATAAGTAGATGTCCATCTACTGGATATAAAAGTTTTTCAAGATCGCAAAATTTAGCCTCAGTTTTTCCCTTATTTATGATGATAAAACACTTGTCTAATATCTTTAGAACTTTTTTACTTGGGTCAGAAGAACACAGATTCGCAAACGAGTTGTTTACTCTTTGTGGAATTGGATCATCTTGGAAATTAATGTATGGCATTCAAAGTAGACTATTTTTAAATCCTATCGTTAAATGATATTTTAGCTCCTCGAGCTAGCGCATCATCTAATGATCGAGATTGGCGTGTTTTGTTATTATTATCTACCTCAGGTTCAGCTGTAATTTCCGGAGAAGGTTCAATAACCTGCTGCGTTTCAGAAAAATCTTCAACCGGCTCGTCAACATGCTCATACGCGCCGTCTGGGCCTATTTGAAAATCATCGCTAACGTATGGAACTTCTTTTTTAGATTCGTGAGTTTCAGTTGCAATATCATTTACAGGTTCATCTGCTGGCTTAATGTAATCAACCAATGACTTAATGAAGCCTAATGCAACAATTGGTAAAATCGCTCCACTAACGATTGATAGAACGCGTTTTTGATAAATTAGTTCCTCATCGACCAGTCCAAATAGTTCAATCCAACCCTGAAAATTAATTAAGTGAACGTATGTGTAATATGTGTTACCCATTGCCTGCATCAAGGTCAGTAAAATAAAGAGTCCCCAAACAATACCCTTATTCATTTTATCGAGGGTAATGATTGAGGCTAACGATGCAGCTGCTCCAACTTCAAATGCAATGGCTAGACTAACGGCTAACCATTTTGGATTCGACATCAAGAAGAAATCAATAACGTGAATTGTTGAAATGATTGAAACCAGTAGGTATAGAATAACAAACGTGCCTATTATGAATATGCGAGTTGCCTTCTGTGTCATTATTTAGACTTTTGTATTTTTTCAATTTGAGCATCGTACTCATGCATACGATCGTCAGGACGAACTGCTGTTCTAACGACTGCATTCCAATCGTACAACGTACGCTTTGATGCACGTAATCCTTCGATCTCAATCATCTTTCGTAGATCTGATGTGTATACTGAATCGATTCTTTGATTCATTGATTTTGCCTGCTTTTCAATCTTGTTAACTCGACTTGCTGTGCTGCACTGTTGAACAAAGATTACCAATAGTAAACCCAAAACAATTTTTTCAAAATGAAGTTTAATCAATTTCATAAATTGTGAAATATTTTTAGTTATTTATTTACTTACTGTTGATTTTATTAATCGCCAAGGCTTTCACAAGTTCCCAATTTTCACCTACCCAAAATCCCAGGTGAACTAAGGCGTATACTAGAAGTCCTAGTATCATGACTCGAACAATATCAGAAAAGACAGTTTCCACTCGATATTTGATAGTGACTAGATACGCGTAGTAAGTATCGTCCTTTATTCGCTTGGACGAAATATCAATTATCTCTATTAGATTACGATCTGCCAAAATTCCTTGGACTTTAGAAACTGATTCAAACACCCTGCTCTTCTCAAGGTCAATTAGATCGCCGGTTGCTAACTGGAGCTCAGGCTCTAAATTAACAACGTAATAAACTCTACAGAGACCGTCAGTTCGCATTCGTTTTGTCTTAAAAATACCGTCAGCATCAATGGCTTTGATTTGTTTGCGATAGAACAGGTAATTAGTAATGTCCTTTACTAGAGTTTTTACTGAATTGATTAATTCAATTGGATTAATTAAGGTTGGTAGTCCCATATTTAAAAGTATTCTTTTAGTCGGTCAATCATTTCTGGATTCTTTTGCAATACTGCTTCTCTTAGCATTTTACGAGCCTTTCTGATCTTGGTTTTAACCGTGTTCAGATTCATATCGTACTTTTCAGCAATTTCATTACCTCGCATGTGATGCATCTCTTTGTCTATTAAAATCGACTTTTCAATACAATCTGGCAAGCCAGTAAGTTCAGTTTGCGTCATACCGTACAAATCGTCCATGTAAATTTCTTTTTGAAAGGTGTACAGAGAGTCATCCGGTATATTCAAAGGTTTTGTTAAGTTATCAAGACTTTGAGCGAATTGAACCTTTAACTTGTGTTGGTGTAACAGAGCTTCGTTCTTAGCAATCGTGTAAATCCACGTTGTGAAGCGATAAGAATCGCTATATGAAATAAGGCCCTTAAATATCTTAAACAGAGTATTATGCAGAACTTCTTCAGTTTCATCCGGGTCATTAAAGAACTTCCAAATGAAGAATTTTAATTTTGGATACATGATTGAGGCTAACCTATTTCTATCCCTTTCGGTATAGTTGCCGCTCTTTATTATTGCAGCAAGGCTTTGCATTTCGTCGTTTAATTGTTTGTTAATCAGGTCGTAAGCGCTCATTAATATATTTTTAGTTAAAATGTTTAGGGTTTTCAGATTTCCATTTTTCGTAGCGTTCAGTAATTTGGATAAGGATTTTATTTCTTACAATGTCCTCATCCTTAAAGGTATGAATGCCTAAGTTATTAATTCCTTCCAATAGTTTAATGAATTCCGGTAAAGCTACTTTACTCTTTGCGATGTCATACTGGCTAACATCTCCGCAAATTAACACCTTAGAGTCCTTCCCCATACGGGTTATGAACAACATAAGCTGTTTAAAATCAGCATTTTGAGCTTCATCTAGAATCATTAAGCAATTATCAAAAGTTGCGCCTCTCATGTAGGCAAGAGGTCTAAACTCAATAACTCCCATTGCTTCAAGCCAACCAACACTATTTGGATCATGTAGTAATTTTACCAAATTTGAACGATAACTTTCCATAAACGGATCGATTTTATCCTTGATTTCACCAGGTAAGAATCCAAGTTTTTCACCAGACTCTTGAATAGGCTTTGATAAAATAATCTTTTTTATTTTTCCTGACATGTATAGCTTTAAGGCAGCTAGACATGCGGTGAATGTTTTACTTGTACCGGCTGGGCCGTAGCAAAAGGTTATGTCATTAGTTATGATTTTTTGGCAATAACTCTCCTGCGAAGGTTTAAGATTAACGTTGCGCAAATCCTTTTCTGTGACCTCCAATTTTGGAGTTTGGGCTTTTCTCTTAACTTGTTTTTCTGGCATTTGATTTTGTTTTTTTAGCGGGTTCATTGATTTTTAACAGTAAATTTTGGCAGTTCGCACAAGACTCATAGTCTTCGATCTGCTTATAGAAATTAATTGCCTTGTCTAGGCAAATAGACCAATCCGCTTGGCTGGCAACTACATCAATTTCTTCGTCGAATATTATCAACTTTTTGATGTAAATTTGATGAGACTTCTTTTTCATGGCTAAAGTGATTGATTTTACAATCGTATCGAAGATCGCCTTTTTATTTTTTTCGTAATCGAAATCTAGTAATTCGTCAGTTTTCATAGAATTTTATTAAGTATTATTTCCGTAAAAATGGCCAAGTAGTCTCTTGTACTCATCAACCGAGTTTTCGTCAAATCGTTTAGTTGCTCCAGGTCTTTTTATTTCCGGAGTACGATTTAGGTCTCTTAGTGTGTCATGATTGAATCCTGAATCATGGCCAACGTATGCCTCGCCCAGGAACTGCGCATAGACTTTTTGAAGGTAGTCTGATTCAAGTCTATCCAATTCGTCATTGACTATCTCCCAAAAATTAGGTGATTCAAAAAAGGCTGCGGTTGATACGCATGTCATTGCCAAATCGTCATTGCCGTTTTGACTTCGATAGGTACCGTTACCCGCTTTACCGAAAGATCCAAGCTCGTGTACAGTTTTAAACTCATTAGGCAGAATTTTGTTAACTGCAGTCAAGTACTTGAAACGCTCGCAATACTTAGTCTTATTAGACTCAGTCATCTTTAGTCCAGGCTTCCAATTAGTAGAAGAGGTCATGTGTTTTGAATGTATTAATTGACCGGGCCAAAAGAGCTCGTTCTGTTGAATTTTGTCCATTACATAATCGCCCTTATGGTCAAGCTCAATTAAGAGCCTAACTTTTTCTGGATTGAATACTTTATACGTCAAGTACTCAAGAACATTGCTAAACTCGTTGATATCCTTTGTATTGCTTCTAAACGAAGCGACCTGCACAAGTCCAAAAAAGTCTCCCTCGTTCTTGATGAAGTCTTTCACTTGTTCTAGCATCTTAAGAGGTAACGCTGTGAATTTAAAAATATTAATGACCGAATAGTCACGTCCAACACCTGATGCAGTATCTATTGAGAATACGTAGGTGTTGCCATCGTTTCTAATGTCATCAGGTGTGAATTTGTTGAAGTTTGGATGAACTACTAGGCCGGCTAATAGGTCTAAATTCTCTGGAGTTTGAGCCCATTCTGGGACCTCGTAGGTAGTGCGGAATGAAAAGACCTTTTTTAAGTCTTTTGAAGGCAGTAGTAACTTATCTGATGAAAAGAACTGAAGTCCATATTCCTGATTAAAGTCTTCCTCAGAACCTAAGTTGGCAATCGTCATCTTCTTCCATTCCTCATCTCTGCCTGGAACCTGCCACCAGTCAACTCTCAACGGCACGTATGTATTTAGGCTGTTGATTGCATCCATGTAGATTTCATAGAATCGGTTCATTCCATTCGGGGTTGAGGTTATGATTACCTTTGAATTGGTCGAGGCTGAGATCGTAGGATAGATTGCTCGATAAAAGAAGTCTAGGTAAGATGGGTTAATGTGAGCGAACTCATCAATGTACAGTACGTGAATTGTAAAACCAATACCTGTATTTTTGGTGGTGGTACGACCAATTAAACGACAGCCGTTATCGAACTTAAGCGACATTACGTTGTTTGAAATACAACCAGGTTTAAGAAAGAACGGTAGGTTCTCCAACACCGATTTAATCTTGTCTAGTACCTCTTTAGTGGTTGAGGCAACGTTAG